ATACCTCCCGCTTTTTCAAAAATGATACGGCTTGCCTGGCTGTCAGGTTGATGAGTTCATTCATCCCTCAGCTCCTCATAAAAAATGATCGACCCTGCGATCATGCTGAAATCGGCTGATGATTGCATCGTTTGGGCATTCGGTGAATTCGATCCCGAATTTCAGCCCCGGAGGTTCTTTACCACTTTCTGATTTGACAGACAAGTGCTCTTCCGGAAGTTATCCGATCCAATTTCACTGGGCAGGCGAAATCAGCAATGATCCGTTGTGGCTGTTTCACTCGGATGGATTGATCAACTCTTTTGCTTTTTTATGTTCCCAAATAAAAGATGTGAAATTTATAATTGCATTACCAACTGTTTTAATTGTATCCCATACATCTAATAATTTAGCTTTTAAGCCTTCTGCTCCTCCTATGCTTTCATACCATTTTTTAATGGCATCTACTACTTGATTTACCTTTTCAGTAGCAGTTCTAGTTATAACGTCTTTGTTTGCTTCCAAAAAAGAATATAGATTTTCAGCACCTTTTTTAATCCAAAAAAATATGCTTCCTTCTCTAACATCACCCTCGGTACTCATTCCAACAATATCTCTCAAAAATATTCCTAAATAATCTTTCATATTTGAAACAAGTCCAGCTAATGATTTTGATTGTCTTATCATTGCATCATGAGCTATTCCTCCCTCTTTTGTCATATTTTCCATAGCTTCAGCTACCATTTCATAAGAAATTTTACCATCAGACATAGCCTTCTCTAAATCTTCCCATGTTATTTTTCCACTAGTTGCAAAATCACTAGTTTTTTTAGTCGCTCCAGCTATTTTTTCTTTATAATTTTCAACAGTATTAGTTAAGGACATCAATGTTGATTTTTTAGCGTTTCCTGATTTCTTTGCCTCTTTTAATTTTTGACTAGCAATTGCTAATTTATCATTCAATTCCTTTATTTCTGAAGCTGATTTTCCACTTGAAGATCCGACATTTTTAAAAGATGCAAAAGCACCTTCTCCAGCATTTGCAAGTTTTACCAATTCATCTCTCAGTCCTATTCCAGTATTTGTAAATTGAAGCATTTCTTGTCCTGCCAATTTTCCCTTAGCTTTAACTTGACCAAAAGCTAAAATCAATTCCGGCATCTTATCCATTCCTACTGTAGCTGCTATATCTCCGAGCATTTTTAATTTAGGGATTATTTCTTCCTGCTGTATGCCATAAGCTAATAATTGTTTGGATGCTGTTACTAACTGCGGAAGCTCAAAAGGAGTTTCACGACCTAATTTTGTAATATCGGCAAGCAATGTTTTAGCTTTATCTGCACTTCCCAACATTCCCTCAAAAGCGATTCTATTTTGTTCATAGTCAGAAGCACATTTAATTGCACTAACTCCCAATGCTACAAATCCAGCTGCTAATCCTGCAACTGCTATTTTTGCTGTATCTGCAACCTTGCTTAATATTCCCAATTCAGTTGAAAATCTATTTTTTAAAGTATTAGAAAAACGGCTTGCAGTTGTTTCTCCTTCAGCAAACTTAGAAGATAAATTACTCAAAGAAGATGCGGCTGATTTTAATTGTTTTGTTGCCTCATCTTTTAATTTTAATATTAAATCTAATTGTCTTGTTTCAGCGAACATTTATCTTCTATTTTTAATTGATTGTGCTTTTTCTAATAAGCTTCTAGTACTGATTATATCTACATATCCCTGAATATCATCAACATTCATTCTTCTTATTTCATCAGGAGTCCATCCATACTCTTTAGATAATCTTTCCATTATTACTAAATTAGACAAACTCCTTTTTCCCTCTAATTCTAATTTTAATTGATGCTTATCAACCTTTATTTTTTTTTTGCAATTTCATCGACAGCTGAATATAGTTTATCTCCATCTTCAATGCTCAAACCATCCATCCAATCTCTCGAGAATTGTATTGTTTTACCATTCTCATTAATTTCAAGTATTGTACATTCTAAAGAAACATATTTTGATTCGAGCATAGCACTTGCATCAAAATCAAATCCCATTTCTTTTACATTACTTGATTTGCCTGACATTTTTGCTCCTGACATTAATGCTCCTTGGATTTTTTGTGCATCTCCCCAAGTAAGAGAATCTTTAACTTTTACTTCTGCTTTAGATAATTTTACTATCATTTTTTTTGGTTATTAATTTAATTATGCGCTTGGTACATTAGCATAAGAGCTAGTTAAATTTCTCAAAGTTACCTTTGAAGCTTCTCCATCAGTTTCATTGTAGTAAGCCTTAAATCCAACTGTTTCAGTTACCAATTCATCATTTCCACCGCTTCTATCCCAAGATGTAATCATTACTTTATTGAATACATAAGTGATAGTTGGCTTATTTCCTCCACCAATATCATCTGAACCCTCAATTGTAATCGACATATATTTTGGAGTATCGCCTAAGAATAAATCCTTAAAAGTTTCATCAGAAAAGTTAAGACTAAATTCTCCCTCAATAGCACTTTTTCCATTATAAACTCCATCAGGATTATACGAACCAAAGACATGATCTCTAATTCCACCTTGGTCATGAGTTAAAGTTACATCTTGAGCTTTAATAGCTGTTGCTCCTACTAATCCTGCTTCTGAATCAGCAACTTTAATCGTAATATCCTTACCGATAAAGTCATATTCAGTATCATAACTTGGAGTAGAGCTATCATCAGCACCACTTATTCCAGTTATTCCAGCAGTAAATCTTACATAATCATCAACTGCCGCACTAAGTTCCAAAGTATTTACCATACATCCAGCGAACTTTAATTGTTGCGCACCACCATCTTTAGCAAAAACAGTTAAAGATTGATGTTCGATATTTTGCTTTAAAGTAAATTCATGGTCATAAACAGAACCTGAAACCAAGCTTGTTGCGACCTTTCCGTAAATAGAGGCTAATAAATAACCAATTGCATCGACATGAACGATACCCTCTAAATCGCCCTCGATATATTTTTGAGTAACACGCCTTTTATCCATGTCCTCAAGTTTTCCCCTTGTAGAATCATCATCTACATGTTCCGCTCTTTCAATAATATTAGCGGTTACATTTTTCATCCATTTGTCAACGGATGATTCGGCTGAACCCCGAGTTGCCTCGGTAGCGAATCCAACCTCAATTTCTCTTCCTATGATCTCTGTCATAATTTTTTATTTAATTTATTAATTATTTGTTAAAACTTTTACACTTAAATCTATTTCTGCGGTTACTTCAATTCCATTATTATCTTCCGACACGCTCCATAATCCAGTATCGAATTTAGCCCAAGCCCTATGTCCTCCAATTGTGCTAAAATCCCAATCACTATCCAACGCCGCTAAAACATCATCCATAACATTCGGCATCACTGTATCAAAAATATCTGATATGTCTTTATTTCCTGAATTGACTACTATCCACAATTTATATCCATATATTTTAAAATTTTCTGATGTTGTTTCGAATGAATTTTCTACTGCAGATGGATAAAATATTGCCGCCGGATATGCTGATATTTTCGTTGCAGGATAAGCGTAGATTTGCTTAATCTTTGAAACTCCCGACAATATCGTATTTATCTTTGTATTTAATGCTCTGTAAATTGATACGCTCATGTTGCTATAAACTTTAAAATGTTATCTAAAAATACTTTATAATGTTTTTCAACTGATTTATTTGCTCTATTTTTCGCATAATCTAGCCATGGTCTAGCTTCCATTTTATAAGTTCCCTCATGAACATATCCAGCATATTTTACCTTGCTATCTGATACTCCGAATTTTCCCTCTAATCCTTGAATCTTTGTATAATGCCTTTCTCTTAAGTTTCCGCTACTTATTGGAATACCGCCTCCCATTTGTCCTACTCTCCAAGGTGCTGATTGATTTGCTACTCTTTTATATTCACTTAATCCTCTTTGTAAAAATTTCTGTCCCTCTTCCTTTACATATTGAGGAGAGTTACTGATTGCTCTAGTTAACTGCTCAATTGTAATTTTCTTACTCATCTAAATTTTCAACTATTAATTGCAAATGAACATTTGCACCTACATTTCTATTAACAACAAATCTTACATCATAATAATTAGTTCCATCTGAAAGCCTATCTGCTTCTTGAATATCTGTATCACTCGGACACCATATCGTAAATGCCTTGGAAAATCTGAATCCGATATTTTCTTGATAATTTTCAGGAGTTCCTTGCTGAATATGCCCATCGAAACTATCTTGAGAAACTAATGCCGAGCTATCATTTGACCAAGTCTGTCTTTGAACTGTAAATGTAGTTGTAAAAAATCTGCTTATCGAACTCATAATTCAAATGTCTTATAATTATCTAAAATACTCTTGGCTCTCTCTAAATCACTCATTCCTTTCTGATCAGCATAGCTTACTTGATATTCTCCAATCTTTTCGCTCTTAATCGCACCTGTATTTTCTCCTTTGTTTTGATAATACATTCCTGCGGAAATAACAGTAGCAGCAAAACTTACATCATCAGGTACATTTTCAGAATATCCCCATTTAGCAGTAATTCTATGATTTGCATGACCTTGAATCCATATTTCATTTCTTAATCCAATCTTATTTATCGGCAAGTTATCTTGAGAATAATTTGTCGGCATTAAATAATATTGAGGCGTATCGCCAGTATTTACTTTTTCAACAAAAGAATCTCCCCAATAATTACTTCCGACTTCAACTTTTGTAACTGAAATACAATCATCAATTCTTAATCCCTGTCTATCATTTCCATCATATAATCTAGATGATGCAGTTCCATCAGCTTTAAAATTCCGACCAGTCATATTATCTATAATCATTTGAGTAGCCAAAATGTAATCTCTAGCTGAACCATCAGTAATAGTTATGCCTAGATAATCTTCTATCTTTTTTTGAGTTGTGTACTGTTTATCAGTCATTATTTTTGTTTAATCTTTTTAGGATTCATTTGACCTGTTTTCCATTCCTTGACTAATTTCCAATGTTTCGGGTCAAGTTTCTCGCTAGTAATAACTTTACTTCCAGTTTTTTTATGTTGATATACTCTTTTTCCAAGATTCATAAATTTTACTTAATTATTATTACCATTGAGAGGGCAAGTACCCTCTCTAGCTAACAACAATTTCTAAGCAGAAGTTGTTGAGGTAGTCAATTTGGTTACAGCGCTAGGTATAATAGCAATATATCCAACTTGAGTAATCCATCTTACAGCTTCTCGATCAGTTGTGATCAAGTTAAGATCAGCATTATCTGCTACATTTCTAACAGAACCAGCATTGAACTTATCAACTGTAATACCACCTCTGATTCCACGAATACAAGCTTTTCGTAAATCTCCAAAGAGAACGAAAGAAGTATCAGCAGCAGAATCACCAATTGCAGGCATAGCTTCTACCAATACGATTGGATAACCATCAATATTAGCAGCCTCATTTCCTTGAGGAGCTTTGTATAAGAAAGCACCAGCACCATCACCAGGAGAAACAGCATCCTCTCTCAAATTTCTAATTTGAGTTAGAATTGAGCGGTGCATATAATATTTAGCATTTGCTAAAGCACCTTGAGGAGTTTCATCTTGCATTTCTCTAAGATAAGCTACTGAAATATCAGTAAATTCTCCATCGCCTGAATCCATTGTTACTTCATTAACAGAAGTATTATTCAATAGACCGGTAAAACTTCCATAAGTAGAAGTTCCATCTCCAATAAAGAAAGCCTCATCTTCAGCTTGAGCGAATCCCTCAGCAACACGAGAACCCAAGAAAGAAACAAAGTCAATTTCTTGTTCTTGAAGCAATTCTCTAGTAAGAGTAATAATTGCAGCAAGTTTTTTAAGTTCCAATTTAGTCTGACCAAGAACAGCCTGAGTTGACTTGATTGAGCCAGCCTCATCTACCCAGTAAACAGTAACATCAGTTGCTAAATTGTTTGCGCTGTAGCTTCTTTGCATAAAGCTAACAGTCGTCATTTCTCTTGCAGCTACACCATATTCAGTCGTTAGATGACGGATTTCAGCAGAAAGATAATCATCAGTGATATATCCTGCATAAGGAGTACCAGTTGAATCAGTAGTCATTTCAGCTTTAACCTTTGCAAATTCCTTAGTTTCAGCACCATTGATAACAGATAAAAGTCCTTCAGCAAGGAATTTATTTGCTATCTTTCTCTTTGCATCTTTTTGAGCTTCTTCTGAATAAACACCAACACCTCGTTTTTGCTTACTCTTATGCTCATCAAGAATCTTCTGAACTTCACTAATAACTTCTGCCTTAATTCCTTTCGAAATTTCAGCTTTCTCGTTCTTGAAAATTCCTTTGATAGCTTTTTCAACTTCTTCCTCAACTTTTTCCTCTTCAGGATTTTCTTCAGGAAGAGCTTCAACCTTTTCAACATCTTCCTTAGCAACTTCTTGCACATCAGCTTCTTGTTCTTCAGCGGCTCCGGCACGTC